ATGAATTTAAAACATACCCCAGCTGCTGGTGCAGGCAAGTTTATAGTTCTAGCAACATCATTTTTGACAAAATATGTTTTACCACTATCTCCAACTTCTAAGTTGTGAGTTGATGCCGAAGCATTATCCATAGCAAAAACATATTCGTTACTTTGGTAATTAGCTCTTCCAGCTAACTTTGTTCCGTTTCCATCAGCCATTGTCTACCTCCTAAGCCATTCTTATGACATCAACAGCAGCTGTTGCTATGCCAGTAACTTGAACTCTCCACAAGGAAGAGCCAACACTAAAGGCATCGTGAGTAGTAGCAGGATTTTCAATGTCTGCAAAACCTACCACAGTAGCACCAGTACCAGCTGTCATTGTGTAAGTTTCATCTTCACCAGCAGTACCAGTGTTAATAAAACTAAACTCAAAGCCATCCCCTTTGTTAGCAGGTCTACCAGTTACTGTTTCTATCTCAGCTATTAGCAATGTTGCTGTAGGAGTAGTAACAGTTCTAGCTGATCCATTTGGATCGCCAGCTATAGCAGCGGCAGTAAGCATTTCATTTGCATCAAGAACTACTGCTGTAGTTGTTCCAAGATTTATATAAGGTGCTTTTTCGGTAACTTGACCGACTGCAGCATCAGCTTTATTTGAACCATATAAAGGATTTGCCATTATCTATCTCCTTTCTTAAGATGTCCAGATAGCATGAGTTTCTGGCATTGACCATTCCATTCCTGCTTCTGTTAAGATTAAATCAACTCTTCTATCAACACCAGAGTTTTCAAGTGTTTGGACTCCAACATATACTGATGTGTCCCTATTTACTCCATTACCAACTAATGGTCTATATTTAGCATGCTTCATATTAACACCAAGCATTTCAATATTAGTACCGTCTAAATGGATATTTCTAACTACATTCATATCACCATATACTGTTGATATTTTAGTAGTATCTAATCCCATAACTTTTTTACGACCTGTTACTGCTAAGTCAGCACTAAAGTTAGAAGATATTTCCATATTATTTTTAAAGTATCCACTTAGTTTGTGTAGCCAGTTGTATGTTCTAGTATTACAGAAGAAAACAGTTGCTTTAGCATTGTTATATCTAGGATCTAAATAGTTAGACATATCATCTAAGAAATCATCTGAAGTCTTTGTGCCTGTATTTAAACTAAACTTACTACCATAGTTTAATATAAAGTCAACTGCACCTTGAGTATATTGAACATTACTTGTAGTTCCTTGAGAACCAAAAAGCAATGATTGTTCAATGTCCCATTTATGTTCAATTAACTTTTCTTTCCATACTCTAGCCCACTCATTTGGCTCATACTTAAGAACTGTTGCTCTTGCAGTATTTGTCATAGCCATTGAAGTTTTCCAGATTTGAGTCAAACCGAACCCTGTTGAGTAAGGCTGATCTATCCATGTTTCAGGATATCCAGATCCCTCTTGATGAGCAGTACCAATTACATAGCATCTTGATGATTCAAGACCATTTGAGCTACTAGTACCAGCAATTGATGTTGTAGCTGTTACATCTCCAACAGGAGTATTAACACCTAAAACACCAGCAAAGTAATCATCACCAGCTGTTTTAGTTTTAATTACAGTGCCTCTTAAAATAGCTGCTTCACCATGTGTATGTGCAGTTGGAGGTGAAGTAGATTCATCTTGCAATATAACTTGATCTATTTTAATAATAGAATATGATGACATTGCACCTGCTGCTGAAGAAGCAAAAGGTATTTTAACCAATTGATCTTGCATGAAAAATCCAGGTTGTGTTCCATCATCACCTAATAATACATCACTATTAGTATTACCATAAGCTGATTGAATATTGCCTGAAGTTTTATAATCACAAGCCATTTTAACATATACTGTATTTCCAGCAGTTTCATATTTATCATATTGAGTAGTAGCATTTGTAGATTGATTTTCTACCCATGTTGAGTTATCATTACTGAATGCTGTTGGATAAGCATATCTTTTGTGCCAAGAACCTCTTTTTTCAGTAAATTTGAAAGCAGGATCGTCAGTAGGTTTTTTACCAACTTTACTTACAAATCTGAAAAAAGGATCTTGAGCTATTGAGAGTGAACTTACTTTGTCTCCGAAATTAAACTTTCGTCTCAGATCACCAGTATCTTTACTAGTACCATCAGACCAAGTCGCAGTATCAGAAACATTTAAGTCAGTACTCGGTGTTATTGCACTTATATAATCTGCCATAACTGTCTCCTATTTTTATTTTTAAGTTAAGTTCAGCTAAGGCTTAATTGTTTACCTCTAACCGAACAAGTCATCAGCATCTCCATCCAGATTGTTTATAACATCAAATATCTTATCATCTGGACTTTGAGCTTCTCTTCCTGGACTATTAGCATTACTAGCACTTTGAGGTATATCTCTAACTTTCTTCATTTGGTTTAACATATCAGTCTTAGTATTATCTGCAACATTTTTTGATACTTGATCTCTATTTAATAGATAATAAACATCATCCAATGTTAATACATGTTCATTAGCTCTGGTTTGCAAATCTGAAAATTCAACATCAGACATTCCTGTCCTTTGTTTAAAATCAGAAGCTTGCCTCTCCATATCTAATTCCTGCTCTTCCATAACGAACTGCTGTTTCTCTTTATTGATAATAGCAGATGCTTGTTGTTGAGCATTCTGAGCAATGTATTCTTGCATTACTTGAGCTGAGTTTGATTTTGGATCTGACATAGCTTCATGAGCATCAAATACAAAATCTTCACCAAACCGTTCTGTCAAAGATCTAGGCTTTTTACCACCTAAGTTTTCTCTAAGTGCCTGAACTGCATCAGGACTATTTTTAAGATGCTCTATCAAGGGTTTGAATCTAGATAACTCTGCTAAGTTATCATTTTCAGCCTTTAGTCTTTGAGCCTCTCTGGTTGAATCACTATATCGCTTCTCCAATGTTTCAGCTTTAGTTCTCCAATCCGTTTGCACCTCATTGCCAGTGTCCCCAGGGTCAGCTTGCTGAGTTACCTGTTCCGTTTCTGGTTGCGGTATATTATCATCGTTTATTGCACCATTAACTTGTGCTTCTAAACTATCAAAGAAATCTGTAGAGCCTTCCATAGTTCCAGCTTCATCTCCTTCAAGAGCTGTTTCTATATCAGGGTTACTATCTTTTTCTGTTGACATATCTTCTCCTTAATCTATTGTTTGTTGTTATTTTTTCCCAAATCTTTTTGGAAATTCTTTAATAAGTCTTGTAATTCTTTTTTCTTATAGCTGGCTTCATTAGACATATTACCTCTAAGAAGTTTCTGCTGTTGTTCAGTTTCATTGTACTCTCTTTCAGTTCTAGACTTAACTCTTTCAGCTTGTCTATTAATATCCATCTCAGCTGATCTAACTTTGTCTTTAATACCAGCCTGAACAACTTGTCTTTCAAGAGTCTCAATAGTACCTTCTTTATCTTTGAGAGTATCTTGCATTTGTTGTATTTGTTGTTGTAATTGCTGAACCTCTCCAATTCTCTCTTGGATTTTTTCTTTATTTCTAATATCTGTTTCAGCAAGAACTGCTTGTCTATCAACTACACCAGCATTTAATAATTGTTTTAATTCTTCTAAGTAAGCCCATCTATTTACAGGAAGAGTAGAACCAGCTACTATTCTAACATCAAATTTAGCAGCAGCATAATCATGAAACTTGCCTATAGCTTCACCAAGATCATTGTATATAGGTCTATTGATTTCTACTTCTTTTTCTCCTTGAATAGCACTTGGTTGAACTATCCTAAATGTTTTATGAGCACTATATACTGATTGAGAGTATTGCTTAACTACCTCACCAATTTGCTTTAAAGAAGGTTCAATGGAATGTTTAAGCCAGTACTTAACTCTTCTAGTTCCATATTCATCCATAGCAAGCATACCTCTATAAGGCATATCTTGAGTAGCAGATGTATCTCCTTGTTGTGCAGAATATATACCTGCTAAATACTCCATATCTTGTTTACCTTCATTGACTATACCAAAAAAGGCATTAGACAATTGAGCAGGCATTACAGGAGTAGGAGGCTCATAGCCATGATTCACAGGTAATAATGCACCTGGACTAGATGAATATTGTTCCCATATATCAGCATCAATGCTTCCTTCATAATACATATATCTAAGAGATGATCCTAAACTAGCATTATGAACCATAAGTTGGTGTGCTTTATTTAATTCTTGTTGCTTACCTACAAGTGGAGATACTGCTGAAATAGGATAAGGAGTACCGATCCATTTGTAGTGAATTGGGATTAAAGGGTAATCCTTAATTTTTTCTGGAAGAATCTTTTCATATAAGAATTGATCTCCAGCTATGCAGGTAAGTCTTATTCTACTATCAAAGAAATCAACTGCATCTATAACTTTAGCTGCAAAAGATTTATTCTTCATCATTATTTTATACTCTTTTTTAGTAACAACTTTATTCTCAACTTTGGACATTTGATCTTGAATCTTAGATGTAAACTCAACTCTAGCTGATTCAATTTGCTGTTGCATCATTTTTTGAGCTTTCTCCATTTCAAGTTTGTATCTCTCAGGCATCATCCCACCAGATTGAACAGCTTGTTCCATTTGTTGTTGTTGCTCTAAAAGCTCAACTTCCATCTCTTGTGTCATTTCAGATATCTTTATATCAACAACTCTTTTAGCTTCCTTTAATTGTTGAGGGGTCAATGGAGCTCTATAAAAAACATTGACATAAGCTATCTTAACTTTTTCATAAGTTTCAATGTAATCAATTAATGGATCGTCTTCACCTTCATTATCTATAGCATAATCAATATCTATTTGAAGAATATCTTTTTGATCTCTATCTATAGCCTTACTACTTAATGATCTTTCAGATTCATTTTGAGTAGCTATTTTATTTATTTTCCTAACCATATCAGGAAACAGTTGTTTTAAATGAGTTTTAGGCAACATTTTTCTTATAAGGATATATGCAGCATCTCTAAATAGCATATCTCTTGACTTAGGATCAATGTAAACATCAAAAGGATCAGGTTGGTGCAATATAACTTCACCCATACCCTGATCCAAATCTTTGTCTACAGTAATCATTAAATACCCAACAGATTTAGTGATAGCATCGTTTACTGCATTAGAAAGAAGAGTTTGACCATTTGATTGAGCCCATATATAATCAGATATATCAGAAAATACAGCAGCAACATTACTATCACTACCTTCAACACCAATTGCTTGCCATCTAGGTTGATTAGCTGTTGCATAGTAATTCAACATTTCTACAACAGGTGTTATCCTATTAATAGTAAATGTAGGCATTCCTGATTCTTCTAATGTTTGCTTTTCAGCATCTGATATCTGGTTGTCATTAGCAAAGTCATATCCTCTTTGATTGATAGAAAGCCATTGATCTCTATGTTCAGTATTTAATCTGTTGTAGAGTTGCTTTACCCTATCTACTTTTTTATCCTTATATCTCTTAGCCATTATTCTCCTGCTTTATATCCTGAATGTGAATAGGTATGAGCTACATCTCCAGCTCCTGCACTATCATTTGATACTGTTACAGAGCCACCATGCTCATATTTTTTAATATTACCACCATCTGATTTCGTAGGTGTTGCTACATCTCCCTTAACACCTTTTACTTTCATATCATCTTTTGTTTTTGTGCTATAGCTTCTACCATCCCACATAAAAGATTTTTTACCAGCTTTTCTAGCTTTAGAAAATTCAGATCTAAAGTTTTTGCCAGCCATTGATTTCTTTTTATAGACATCAAAGTCTCCACCTTTAGTCTTAACTGTATCTT